CCGGCGAAAAGGGCGACAAAGGCGACCCTGGCGAGGCCATTGTTGGTCCGAAGGGCGACCCTGGCGAGAAGGGCGAGCGCGGCGAGTCCGGGGCCGCCGGTAAAGATGGTCTCGACGGCGCGCCCGGTCCGCGCGGCGAGAAAGGCGAGCGCGGGGCGGATGGTCAGAACGGAAGCGACGGCAAGGACGGCGCGCCTGGCGAAAAGGGCCTTGATGGGCGCGACGGCCGCGACGGCAAGGACGGGATCAGTGGCCGTGATGGGCGCGACGCCTTGGAAATCGACGTTCTACCGGCGATCGACGAGTCCAAGGTCTACCAGCGCGGCACATTTGCCACACACAAGGGCGGCATCTGGCTGGCCCGCGTCGAGACGGCCGGCATGGAAGGTTGGCAGTGTCTGGTGCGCGGCATCGCCGACGAGACGGAATCGACCGAAGACGACGGCCGCACCATCAAGCGCACTACCGTCTACAGCGACGGCCGCACCTTCGAGCGTGTCATCAAGACCGCCGCGATGCTCTACCGCGAGGTCTGGCGCGAAGGCGAGTTCGACCGTGGCGACACCGTGACCTACGAGGGGGCGCTGTGGCACGCCATGACCAAGACAGCGGCCAAGCCCGGCGCGAGTCCCGACTGGAAGCTCTGCACGAAGAAGGGCCGCGACGGCCGCGACGGCTTGCGTGGCGAGAAGGGCGAGCGCGGGGCAGAGGGGCGCGCGGGACGCGATCTGACGCAACTCGGCCCCGATGGGTCAAGGTGGTGACGCCATGCGAACCGTCTTCATCATCCGCAGCGGCACCCTTCTCGTCTTCGCCGAAGAAGGCACGCCGAATTTCGACTCGTCCGTGCAGATCAACATCTACGGCTCCCGAGCTGTCCTGCACACCGTCAACGGCAAGGCGTTCTACGAGATGCTGAGCACCGACGCCTGGGCGCCCTTCAAGAAGCTCGGCCTCGACACGCTCTACGCCAGCGTCACCAACGCCCACCTGCGCCTGATGAAGCGCTCGCTCAAGGGAGTCATCAACGTGATCGAGCACGGCAAGAACCGCATTGGTGACTTGGTGCTGAACTGGGTCGAAATCACAGAGGCAGTGCCGGGCTGACAAGCTCGCTTTTCAACCATGCCGCCCGCGAGGCGGCTTTTCTTTTGAGGAGCCGCAATGGCAATTCCCCTGAATGCCCGTGTCCGGCAAGTCGTGCCGGCCATCGAGGGCGAAGTCGCCGAGCGCCGCTTCTCGGAAGCGAGCGGCGGCATGGAGTACCGGGTGCCCTACGAGGCCGACGGCGAGCAGCACGAGCGCTGGTTCGCCGAGACCGAAGTGACCGTCATCGAGGAGGCCGCGCAGTGAACACCGAACGCACGAAGATCGCAGAAGCCACCGCCGGCGCCATTGGAGTGGCTGCCGCTCTTGGCGACGCGTCGGCCATCATCGGTCGGTACGACTGTGTGCTGCATCGAGCGAGGCCGGAGCACGAGGCCGAATACCTCCGACTGCTGGGCCACGTTGACGGCATGCGCCGCCGCATTGCTGAACGGCGCCGCCGTTTCGGGCGGCTGGCCATCGTCGGCGCGCTCAATCGGGAGGTCGAGGACACATCGGCCTACATGCGCACGCTGATGGAGGTTCAGCGCGACGACCTGGTGGCCCTCAACTTGGTCACGACCGTCGGCAAGAACCACATGCTCGACAACGAGCTGGCTGGCTCGGCCTACACCGCCGCGTGGTATCTGGGCCTCATCAGCTCGGCCAGCTACAGCGCCGTGGCTGCCGGCGACACGATGTCGTCGCATGCCGGCTGGCTCGAAGCTGGCGCGGCCAATGCGCCGACCTACAGCGAGTCGGCGAGGCGTACCGCCGCCTGGAGCGCGGCAGCGTCGGGCAGCAAGGCGCTGTCCTCGGCTCTCGTGTTCACGTTCACGGGCAGCGGCACGGTCAAGGGCAGCTTCCTGTCGTCTGTCGCCACGAAGGACGGCACGACGGGCATCTTGCTCTCGGCCGGGCTGTTCACGGGCGGGGATCAGCCGGTGGTGGCGACCAATACGCTCAGCGTAAGTTACAGCCTCTCGCTGACCTGACGCCATGGCCACCCTGCGCGACGAGATCGTCGCCAAGTGCCCGCCCGAACTGCTGGCGACGCGCGACGCCGACGCCATCGCCGCCGCGGTATCGGCGGGCCGCGTGCGCTTGGTCGAAACCAAGATCGGCAACGGCGAACTGCTGCACACGCTCGGACCGGTGGCCGGCGCGCAGCTGCTCGACGCCCTCGGGCAATTGGCCGCGTCCACAGACCCGGCACTGCGCCCGATCTACTACGCGCTCGACCTGCTCAAGCGCAACGATCTCGACGTGTCGCTGCAATCGACCCGGGGCCAGCTCGACACGCTCGCAACTGCCGGCGTGCTGCCTGCGCCAGCCGTCGCGGCCGTCAAAGCGCTGGCCGAGCGCCCCGATCCGGTGGGCGAATACGACGTGCGCCGCGTCGGCTGGTCCGATGACGGGGAGTGGACGCTGTGAGCACAACGACGACTGTCGACAAAAGCCCCGTCACCCTCATCGCGGCCGGGACGAGCAATGCCGCAGCCGGCGCGACCCGCGGTGCGGCGGACCTGCGCACGGCCATCGGCGGGCTGCTCACGGTCAAGCTGACCAACGGCGGCACAGGTCCGACAGTGCAGGCCACGGTTTACGTCATGGCCGCGCACGACAGCGGCTCGCTGCCGGCCACGGGCGCCGCCGGCACGGCGTGGAAGACCATCGCCGTCCTCGGCGGCGGTGGCACGACGGCATCAGCCGTCACCGAGCTTGCTTTCCGCGTGCCGATGGGCGTCATGCACCTGCAGGTAGAAGTGAGCGGCAACACGGGCCAGGCCGTGACCTGCGAAGCCTACTTGTCCAAGATCGCCGACGCGGCGACTGCCTGATGATCCAGATTCCCGGCTCCGGTGATTGGCAAGGCCAGCAGCCGACCGAGCCAGTCGGCCTTGACCTCGGCAACTACCTCGCGCGGCGGCTCGTCGCCGCGGTTGTGCCATTCCGCAAGACCGAGGCCGTCACCGGCAAGTCTTTGACGCTGTCGGCCAATCAAACGATCGTTGGAGCGCGACAGGGCGGAGTCACGTTCAATGCCGCTTCGGTCTCCAACCCGTCTATTGCGTTCGGGGCAAGCGGCGGCCTCAGCTCGCTCGTGCCGACCGGCAGCCCGTTCGTGCTCTGGCTGCGCGTGTTCGTCAGCTCGACCTCGATCACGCGCACGCTGTTCGGCGACCACAATTCGAGCGCGGCATTGCCATCGGTCGAGCTGCGCCATACCAGCGCGAACGCATGGTCCTTCCAGACCTGGGACAGCGCCGGCACGGCGTATGAAGCGGTGGGCGGCACGCTCGCGGGCGGCCTGTTCGACCTCGTCGCCTACCACTCCGACACGGACGGCAACGTCCTGCACGTCAACGGCGTGCAGGTCGCCAGCGTCGCCGCGCCGACTTTGCGCGCCGGCGTCGCCGCGCGATTCGGCACCCAGGGCGCGAGTAACGCGTCAACCGGATTTCCGGGCCAGCTGCTCTTCGGCTACATCTTCGCCGGCGACGCGAGCGTGCGCGATCAAGTCCTTGCCGCGCGCAACACGCCCTACGCGATCTTCGAGCCGGCCGAGCTGGACCTGGTGCCGGTCGCGCCGGAAGCGGTCGCCTACGGCGCCACGACAAGCGAATCGGCCACCGCTTCGGATTCGGCGCTGTCGGCGCTTGCCGCATTCGCCGTCGGCGCAGAGGCGGCCGCGGTCTCCGACGCATGCAGCGCGGTGCTGTTCGCTGCCGCGACCTCCGCCGAGTCATGCGCCATCGCTGATGCCGCAGTGGGCGATCTGGTGGCCTCGGCGGCCTGCGCCGACAGTGCGGCCGTCACAGACGCTGCCGAGGCTGCGGTGATGGCGACTGCTGCGGTGTACGAGGCAGTAAGCGCATCGGACGCGTCCGCGGCCCAGGCTATCGCGACCGCAACGGCCGGCGAATCTGTTGCGGCCGGCGACGCAACGGATGGACTGACGGTCGGCGAGTACAGCGTCGCCACGGCCGAGGCTGTGACCGTTGCCGAGACGACGGCCGGCGCGCTTGCCGCCGCCGCGGCGCAGGACGAGACGACGGCGGCAGCAGACGCGGGCAGTGCGACCCTGGCGGCCTCGGCGACAACCGCCGAGTCGGCGGCGGCATCCGATGCTTCTGCCGGCCTCACTGCCGGCGAGTACGCGTCGGTCTGTGCGGAGTCCGTCGCGGCAGCCGATCTCGCCAGCACGTCGCTCGATGCCACTGCAGTACTCGCCGAGGCTGCCGGCGTTGCGGACTCGCAGGTCGGCACCAAGAGCGCGCAGGCCGAGACGAGCGAGGCCGCGGCCACCGCTGACGGTGCTTCAGCGGCGCTCTCGGCTGTCGCGGCAGTCACAGACGCCGTCACGGCCACCGATGCCGCCACGGCCCTGCGCGCCGCCTTCGCGGACGTGTTGGAGACGGCGACGCCTATCGACGTGGGCGACGCCTTCAAGACGGCCGTCTTCGTGGCTTCGCTCGCCCGCGTTCTCGGTGTTGCGCCCGAGCATCGCGTGCTGGCCGTCGCCCCCGAGTCCCGCGTGCTTGCCGTGACGTCCGACCGCAGGATCGACTGATGGACTACGAGACGTTCGACACGTCGAATCCCGACAAGCCCTGGATCGAGATAGACCCGGGCGAGGAAAAGGACTACGGCCGCGACTTCGGCGACGCGATGACGGCCGACGGCGACGAGATCGAGAGCTTCCAGGTTCTCGTCGATCCGGCCCTGACGCTGCACGGCACCACCCGCACTGGCCAGATCGTGTCCGGCCTCGTCTCGACCACCAAGCGCGAAGGCACTTACCGCATGCGCTTCGTCGTCATCACCACGGGCGGGCGAACCTGGGTTCGGTCGGTCTACCTCAAGGTCAAGCCGCGATGAATCTGTCCGTCATCGTCCCGCCGCCCGTTGAGCCGATCACCCCCGCGGAGGCGATGGTAGAGCTGCGCATCATCACCAGCGCAGACGACGTCGACACGGACGATCTGGACTACCAATCCATCCTCGCCAAGATTCAGGCTGCCCGTCAGTACTGCGAGAGCGAGACCGGCCGCACCTTCGTGCAGCAGACGCTGCGCCTGACGGGATTCGGCCTCTCCTCCTGTCGTGGCCGGCCGAGCGTCTTCAATCTGTCGCGCCCGCCGGTGCTGTCCATCGACGCTGTGACGTACATCGACCCCGATGGCGACGAGCAGACCGTCGATCCGGCGAGCTACTACCTCGTCCAAGGCGACGTGCCGCGCCTCTACTTCGTCAGCGGCTACAGCCTGCCGACGATGCACGAGCGCCCCGATGCCCTGCGCATCGACTACGTGGCCGGCTACCGGCCTGGCGATCCGCCCGAGGACTATGACGAGTCCGACCCGCCGCAGCACCTGGCTGCGAACGTGCCCGGGACTCTGAAAGAGGCGATCAAGTTCACGCTGCGCCTCATGTACTTGGACATGGCGCCGGCTGACCGGACGGCCACCGAGAACGCGCGTGACGCGATGCTCTGGCACCACAAGGTGCTGAAGGTCGCCTGATGTCCGTCGTTTCTCGGCGCGATCCCCGCTCGTTCAACCAGCGGCTTCGGTTCGAGCGCCCGAAGGTCATCGGCCAGAACGACACCGGCTCGCCGGATGAGAAGTGGACTCGGCTGTTTTCGTGCTGGGCCGCTGTTGACGGAACCAGGGCCAGCGAGCGCTACGTCGGCGGCGAGGGCATGCGCTCAATCGGCGACTACACGGTCTGGATTTACGCCCGCCTGTTCGTGCGCTTCCGCCCGACGCCAAAGGACCGCATCGTGTGGGAATCGAATCGCGGGCTCATCCTGAACATCCTCGACATCCCGGACCAGCAGTTGAGCGGGCAGTTCGTCGCGGTATTCGCGAACAGCGGTCTGAACGAAGGCTGACATGGGCATCGAACAGTCTCTGTTCATGGCGCTCGGGCCGCTGGTGAGCAACCGCGTCTACCCGGACACGTTCCCGCAGGACTACGCCTGGCCGGCCATCCGCTACACGTTCGTCTCGGCTGTTCCTGATGCGACGGTCTGCGGCAACGGTGGCGACGACACGACGAACTTTCGCGTGCAGATTGACGGCGTGGCGAAGCCGGACACGGCGCGGGATGCCCTGCGGCTGTCCATCATGGATGCGATGCGGGCCTTCGATCCGCCGGCCATCTGCCTCAGTTGGGAAAAGAGCTACGACCCCGAGACCAAGGGCTACCGCATCCGACTCGACTACCTGATTCAGCCATCGTCGGCAGCCGACCAGCCGTAGCGCCGAAAGCGCCCGTTTCCCGCCAAGCCCGCCTATTGCGCGGGCTTTTCTTTTCCGGCCGCCGAAAGCGGCCTGTGTCTCGAAAGGACAGATCATGCTCGGCAAGGTATTCAAGTTCAACGGCTCCACGTTCGGCGTCCAGACCGGCTTCGCAGCGACGAAGACGATCACGGACATCGACTCGACCGATCCGGCCGTAGTCACTGCGACGGCGCACGGCCTGAGCGATGGCGCTGTCGGCAAGATCGCCGCCGTCGTCGGCATGGTCGAACTCAACGGCGGCCTGTACGTCGCGGACAACACCGACACCAACACGCTCGAACTGGCCGGCGTCGATGCAGCCGGGTATGCCGCTTACGTCAGCGGCGGCACCTTCGCGCCGGTGACGTTCTCCAACTTCTGCGAGCTGACCGGCATCAACCAGCAGGACGGCACCGCCGACCGGACCGAGGTCACGTCGATCTGCTCGACCGCGAAGGAGTTCGTCACCGGCCTGTCGGACTCCGGCACTCTGTCGCTCGATTTCAACTGGGCGGGCAACCAGCCGGTGCAGGCCGCCCTGCGCGCGGCGAAGAAGAGCGGCGAAACGATCGCCTTCAAGGTGACGTTCCCCGAGGATGGCGGCACGGCCATCATGCTCGGCACCGTCTCGGCCACATCGTTCCAAGGCGCCGTCAACGGCGTCTGGAAGGGCTCGGCGACCATCCAGCTCACGGGCGAAATCTTCGTCCTGCCGGCGGCTGCCTGATGGACCGCGCGCAACTCCTGGCGGCCATGGAGGCCGCCGCGGTGCCGAAGCCGCAACCGCTCGACGTGCCGGCATGGGGCGGCACCGTCTACGTCCGCTCGCTCACCGTCGCCGAGGTCGAGGAGCAGACCGGCGACAAGGCCGACAAGCACCGCCTCGCCCGCGCCGCCGCCCGTGTGGTCTGTGACGCCGATGGGAATCGGCTGTTCGACTCGACGAGCGAGGCCGACATCGCCCTCATCTCGCGGCAGCCGTGGGCCGTGCTCCAGCGCGTGCTCGACGCCGCCGACAAGGCGAACGGCGCCTCGGCTGACGCGGTGGAGCAGGCGGGAAACGGCTGACCGGGCGGCAGGAGTTCCTGATGGACCTAGCGCTGGAACTGGGCATGACCCTGCACCAGCTCAAGCGCGTCCTGCCCGCGAGCGAGCTTGCCGACTGGTACGCCTACGCCCGAAAGAAGCTCCTGCCGACCCGGCGCATCGAGCACTACCTGGCGCAGATCGCGCAGGCGTTCGCCGGCGGGGCCTTGGGCGACTACCTGCTGATCGACCCACCGCAAGCGCCGCCGCTCGCTGCCGCAGAGGGTGCCAGTGCGCTCGCTGCCATCGCGGGCGGGCCGGGTGTGCGCGTCCTCGGACAGAAGCGGCGCAAGGCCAAGGAGAAGACCTGATGTCGATGACAACGCAGGTCACTGGCCTATCCGAACTCATGCGCAACCTTCGCCAACTCCCGGCGAAGGTGCAGAGCAAGGCGCTGCGCAACGCAGTTTCTGCCGGAGCGGAAGTCATTCGCGCCGAGGCCGAGCTGCGCGCCCCGCGCTACACGGGCAAGGTGGGCAAGGACCACCCGCCGCCCGGCACGCTCAAGAAGGCGGTTTACAAGGCCGCCATGCCCGACGAATCCACCGCGGACCGGGAGGTCTGGCAGGTCAACGTCCGCAGGAAGGCGTACTACGCCCACATGGTCGAGTTCGGCACGGTGAAGATGCCGGCCCGGCCATTCATGCGGCCGGCGTGGGACGCGAAGGCGGGTGAGGCGCTGGCGGTGATGAAAACCAAACTGGCCCAAGCCATCGCGGCCGGCTTCAGGAGCGCCTGATGGGTGCTGACGCTGGCATCGGCTCTCTTGGCGTAAAGCTAAGCCTCGACGCTGCCGAGTTCGGCGCGGGGCTCGACCGGACTGCCGCTCTATCGCAGCGCGAGATGGCCCGCATCGAGCGTGCCAACAAGTCGGCAGCGAAGGAGGTCGATCGCCTGGAAGGCGTCGTCAAGCGGCAGATCGACACGTTCGGGTTGAGCGGTACGGCCCTCCTGCGTTACGACGCGCAGATGAAGGGCGCCGCGGATCGGGTCGGCCCCCTGATCGACAAGCTGGAAGCGCTGAAGAAGGCCGCGGCGGCGGAGAAGAGCCAGACCACCGCGGCGGATCAGATTCAATCCAAGTTCGCTGGCTTGGCGACCTTCATCGGCGGGCTCGGCATCGCCGCGGCCATCACGTCACAGTTCGATGGCGTGCGCGAGTCGATCGACAAGCTGGACGCGCTCGACGACCTGAGCGAAAAGTTCGGGGTATCTGCCGAAAAGCTCGGCGCCTACACCTATGCATCCGAGGTCGCCGGCACGACGACCGAGGCATTCTCGGCGGGGATCGGCAAGCTCTCGAAGACGATGGGCGACGCGGCCGGCGGCGTCAAGGAGGCCAAGGCCGCCTTCGATGCCATCGGCGTGAGCGTCACGGACGCCAGCGGCAAGCTGCGCGACGGCGACGAAGTCCTGCTGGACATCGCCGAGAAGTTCGCCGGCTATGAGGACAGCGCAGCCAAGGCGGCTCTGGCGCAGGCGCTCTTTGGCAAGTCCGGCGCCGACATGATCCCGTTCCTGAACAAGGGGCGGGACGGCATCAAAGAGCTGACCGACGAGGCGAGAAAGCTCGGCATCGTCATCGGCAACGACGCGGCCAAGGCGGCGGGAGACTTCGGCGACAACGTCAAGCGCCTGTCGCTGTCCGTCGATGCGCTGAAGACCAGCCTGGCGTCATCGGTCCTGCCTAGCCTGTTGACCTTCACGAACCTGCTTGTGGAGGCGCGCAAGGCTTATGGCGGCTTCCTGCCGGCGCTCGACATCGTCAACACCAACCCGTTCAAGTCCACGAACGAGAACCTGGCCGGCGTCGTCAGCAAGTACCGCACGGTCCGCGAGGAAATCGAGAAGATCAACGCGCAGCCGACCGTCTCGGAGTTCGACAAACGCCAAGTCGAGCGACTGAAGAAGGAACTGGAGCTGCTCGACAAGCGCGAGAAGTTCCTGCGCAACTTCCAAGCGACGCAGGAGAACGGCGGTCGCGGCATCGTCAATCCAGGCGACAACCCCGAGGCGGCGAAGCCGGCTGCGCCGGTCATCGACAAATCCTCTGGCGGCGGAGCCAAGGGGCCGCAGGACGATCCGGCCAAGAACCTGCGCGACAACGACCTGAGGGATCAGGAGCGCTACATCGCCGCCGAGCGCGACCTGGCGCAGCAGCGTAACCGCTTCCTCGACCTGTACAACTCGCAGGGTCTCATCTCGATTCAGGGCTACTACGACGCCAAGCGGGCCATTCTGGACGCCGCGACGACATCGACCATTGCTGCGTATGACCGTCAGATCGCAGCGCTGCGCGACTCTCAGGCCAAAGAGGCCAAGGCCACGGACAGGGCCGCCGACCAGGGCAAGATCAACGACCTGCTCGACAAGCGCGAGAAGGCGCTGCGCGATGCCGGCTCGACCGGAATCGAGTTCGCGGTGCAGCAGCAGGCCGCCGAGGAAGCGCTGCGGCGCTCGATCGCTGGCGTCAGCGCTGAAGTGCTCCAGTTGCAGCAGCGTCTCGGCGAGGCCGCCGCGATCCGCTTCGACGCGACGAACGCCCCGCAACTCAAGAGCCTGCGGGCCAACCAAGCGCCCGAGGTGCAGGCCGCCAATCCGGCGCTCGCCGCCGAGGCGGCTGCCGGCGAGGCGCGTCTCAGGGCGCTGCGCGAGTACACGATCGCACAGGCGCGGTACACCGAGCAGTCCACCGAGGCGACGCGCGTCACCGAAGGTTTGGCTATCGCCGAGGCGCGCATCGCGCTGTCCGAAAAACTCGGCGCCACCTCGACGCTCTCCGCGCTTCAGCAGGTCGGTGCGGCCCGCCAGGCGGCCGTCGCGCAGATGGAAGCCATCGTCGCCGCCGAGGAGGCCATCGCCCGGGCGTCAGGCAACCCGGCTTTGGTCTCTCAGGCCGAGAAGGCGCGGCTTGCGCTGGAGCAGCTGCGCGGCTCGGCTGACGTGGTGGGTGAGCGGTTCAAGACGATCTTCGACACCGCCGGGGCGGACGCCTTCGCCGACTTCATTACTGGCAGCAAAACAGCCAGTCAAGCCTTCTCGTCCTTCGCCAATAGCATTCTTCGCGACCTGAGCCGGATCGCGGCGCAGCAGATCACGTCCGGCCTGACGGGGCAAGGCGGCCTGTTCAGCCAGTTGTTCAGTGCCGCCGTCAGCTATTACACCGGCAGCACGGTTCCGCGCGGCGACGGTACCGGCCTGACGGGCGACTTCTCCCGCTTTGATCGCCGCCAAGCCCTCGGCGGCGCCTGGGATCGCGGCGTGCAGACGTTCGCCCGCGGCGATGTCTTCGGCCGCCCGACCGCCTTCGCCTACGGCGCCAGCCAGCTCGGCGTCATGGGCGAGGCCGGCCCGGAAGCCATCATGCCGCTGAAGCGCGGCTCCGACGGCAAGCTCGGCGTGGCGGCGCAGGGTGTGCGCGGTGGCGACACGCACATCGTCATCGAGAACCACGGCGCCGAAGTCAAGACGCAGGAGTCGCGCCGGCCGGATGGCAGCAAGGAAATCCGTTTCCTTATTCGTGCCACGAAGCAGGAAATGATCCGCGACGTTCGGGCCGGCGGCGAACTCGCAGACGCCTTCCAGGGCACCTTTGGCGTTAGCCGCGCCGCCGGGGTGATGCGCGGTGCCTGACCTGCCCGAACTGACCCTGCCGCGCGGCCTGCCGTGCTGGCTCGCGGCGGGCCACAGCGTCGAGTTGACGCCGCTCT